GGATGACTTCGCGGAACGTGTTCTCAAGCCTCGTGTGTCGCAATTGGCATCAAGCGTTGACGCTGACGTAGCTTCTGTCTACAAAAGCATTTACAACGCAGTAGGCACTCCTGGCACGACTCCTTCGACTTCTGCGGTTCTGCTTGCAGCACAACAGAAACTTAACGAGTTTGCCACCCCCATGAGCCCACGTTATGCGACTGTTAACCCAGCCGCCAACGCCGGTTTGGTCGAGGGCTTGAAAGGTCTGTTTAACCCAACTGGTACTATCAGCCGTCAGTTCAAAAACGGTATGATGGGCGAAGGCGTATTGGGCTTAGACGAGATCAATATGTCGCAGTCAATTACTCAGCACACCACAGGTGTCACACCAACTGCTCCAATCGTGGCGACTGCGGTGTCTACTCAAGGCGCAACATCACTTGCCATCAGCTTTACTAGCGGCTCACCCACGTTCAAGATTGGTGACGTGTTCACCATTGCTAGCGTGTATGCAGTCAACCCACAAACCCGTCAAACAACTGGCTCTTTGCAGCAATTTGTTGTAACTGCTGACGTAACTGTTTCGTCAACAACTACCGCAACGCTGTCAATTCAACCACCTATTTATACGGCAACTAACGCTTTGGCTACCGTGGATTCGTTCCCCGCCGCCAGCGCTGTGTTGACGTTCTTGGGTGGATCGGCAACAGCGTACCCGCAAAACTTGATCTATCACAAAGATGCGATCACGTTAGCGACTGCTGACTTGCTGTTGCCACAAGGTGTTGACATGGCTTCACGCCAAGTGCATAACGGTATTTCGTTGCGTATCGTGCGTCAGTACGATATTAACAACGACCGTATGCCTTGCCGTGTGGACGTTTTGTACGGTTTTGCAGCCATTCGTCCGGTTACCGCCGTGCGTTTGTGGGGCTAAACAGAGTGGGGGCGTAAGCCCCTTCTTCTAAACTTTTTAAAGGAATTTCATCATGGCACTTCCAAATGGCGCAGGCGGCTATCAATTCGGTGATGGCAACGAAACCGAAATCAACATGGTCACGCAAGTGACTCCTACAGCTAAAGTAGCCGCAGCCACTCTGACTGCTGCTGAATTAGCAACCGGCATCATCACCTACACGGGTGCTGCTGTTGCATTGACTATGCCTACAGGCGCGTTACTAGACGCTGCTTTCCCAAGCATGAAGGTCAATAGCTGTTTTGACTTTTTCATCATCAACACGGGCGCAACTAACGCTGCTACGGTTACGGCTAGCACCGGCGTAACTTTGGTTGGTACTGCTGCTGTTTCGGCTGCAACATCGTGCAATTGGCGTGTTCGCAAGACCGCTGACGCAACTTACGTCGCTTACCGCGTAGCAGGTTAACGCGTAGAGGGGTGGGTGATCCTCACCCCTCGCACAAGGATTCTGAATGCACATTTACCTCAAGCACCCCGTACACGGCAACAAGGTGGCAATTTCCAATTTGGAAGCCGAAAATGACGTTAAAAACGGGTGGGAAGTATATAATTTAGACGCGCCGGTAGAAGAGGCTGCGCCTGTGAATGAGTTAAAACGACGTCGTAAAACGGAGTAAGTATGACCACAACCACAGCCGGTGATCAAATCAATGGGGCGTTACGCCTAATCGGTCAACTGGCTGAAGGTGAAGAGCCGTCGGCTGCGACCGCTACCGACGCGTTAATGGCACTCAATCAGATGATCGACTCATGGAATACCGAGCGATTGTCGGTGTTCTCAACGCAAGATCAAGTCTTCTCTTGGCCGCCAAACTTTGCAACGCAAACTCTTGGCCCCACGGGCGACTTCGTAGGTAACAGACCCATCCTGATAGATGACTCAACTTACTTTAAAGATGCGTCCTCGGGCATTTCGTTTGGCATTAAGTTAGTCAATCAACAGCAGTATGACGGCATTGCGGTTAAGACCGTGACGTCCACTTACCCGCAAGTCATGTTTGTCAACATGAATTACCCCGACATTACGATGACCGTCTATCCGGTACCCACCAAGGTATTGGAATGGCACATTGTGTCGGTCGAGGAACTGACTACCGCCGCGTTGTTGTCTACGCCCTTGACGTTCCCTCCAGGCTATCTCCGAGCATTTCGTTACAACTTAGCGTGTGAACTTGCACCTGAGTTTGGTGTTGAACCTAGCCCCCAAGTGTCGCGTATTGCGATGTATTCCAAGCGCAACATTAAACGCATCAACAACCCCGACGATATTATGTCGTTGCCATACTCAATTGTTGCAACGCGTCAGCGCTTCAACATCTTTGCTGGCAACTACTAATGAAGTCGCCTATCCTCGGCTCCGCTTATACGGCTCGCAGCGTCAACGCTGCGGCCAACCGTATGATCAATTTGTTTCCTGAAGTGATTGCCGAGGGCGGTCAAGAACCTGCGTTCCTAAACAGAGCGCCAGGGCTTCAGTTATTAGTCGCTGTGGGCAACGGCCCCGTGCGAGGGCTTTGGCAATACGGTGGTTATGGCTACGTTGTGTCAGGCAATACGCTTTATCGCATTGACAACCAGTACAACATTACAACGCTAGGTGTGGTGGCCAACGATGGCCCCGTGTCAATGGCAGACAATGGCAATCATTTGTTTGTGGCTTGTAATGGGCCAAGTTTTATCTACAACGCTACAACTACTGTGTTTGCAGAAATTACGGATGTAGACTTCCCTGGTGCTTTAACAGTATCGTACCTTGACGGGTATTTTGTATTTATCGAACCCGATAGCCAGCGCGTATGGGTGACAGAATTGCTTGACCCGTTGCTAGTTGACCCGCTTGATTTTGCAAGCGCCGAGGGTAGCCCCGACGGTTTGGTGTCCTCCATTACCGACCACTCCGAGGTTTGGCTATTTGGCACAACCTCGGTTGAGGTTTGGTACGACGCAGCACAAGGTTCGGGTTTCCCTTTAGCGCGCATTCAAGGTGCGTTTAATGAGATTGGGTGTGCTGCAACATTCTCTGTTGCCAAGCTAGACAACGGTTTGTTTTGGCTAGGTGCAGATAATCGTGGGCAAGGCATTGTCTACCGTTCGCAAGGCTACACCGGTGTGCGAATCAGCACCCACGCCATTGAGTGGCAGATTCAACAGTACGGCGACATCTCGGATGCCATTGCCTACACTTATCAGCAAGACGGTCATTCGTTTTACGTTCTGACCTTTCCCACCGCGCAAGCAACTTGGGTGTATGACGTTGCCTCACAAGCGTGGCATGAGCGGGCAAGTTTTACTAATGGCAACTTTAGCCGCCATCGCAGCAATTGCCAAATGTTTTTTAATAACGAAGTTATTGTCGGTGACTATCAAAACGGCAATTTGTACGCCTTTGATTTGGAAGTCTACGCAGATGGCCCACGCACTCAAAAATGGTTGCGCTCATGGCGGGCGTTGCCTACCGGCACCAATAACTTTAAGCGCACCGTCCAACACTCTTTGCAATTAGATTGCGAATCCGGCGTGGGTCTGCAAGGCAAAACCGAGATACCAGGGCGCGTCTACCTGAGCCCCATGATCGTATCGGGCTCAATCGGCATTGTTGATGAAATTGAAATTATCATGTCTGTGGACGATTATGTGCAGCCCTTGGTAATGCTGCGCTGGTCAGACGATGGCGGTCACACTTGGTCAAACGAGCATTGGCGATCAATGGGCGGTATAGGCGAGTATGGCAAGCGCGTCATTTGGCGTCGTCTTGGCATGACTGAAAAGTTGCGCGATCGAGTGTATGAGATTTCAGGCACCGATCCGGTCAAGATTGCCATTATGGCGGCTGAACTTAATGTTGTGGCAACCGCAGCATGAACATTACTCAAATCCCTGCGCCTCGGGTGCCTGTTGTTGACCCCGCTACGGGGCTTATGTCACGCGAATGGTTTAGGTTTTTTAATGCTTTATACGAACAATTGGGCGGCGGTGCGGGCGGGGCTTCAGGCACGTTTACAACAACCGACCTTAAAACCGTGACAGTCGTCAACGGCATTATTACAGGGATAGTCTAATGTCCATCAATCTTTCAGCCTTTGCCGGTGCGGGTTCGCAATTCTTTGACAGTAACGGTGACCCACTCACAGGCGGGCTGCTGTACAGCTACTTGTCGGGCACTACCACGCCAGTTACGACTTACACCACCCGCGACGGTACAACCAACAACACCAACCCAATTGTGTTGGACGCAGCGGGGCGTACACCTAACGAGATTTGGCTAGACGGCGGGGTGCTGTACAAGTTTATTTTAAAATCATCGACTTTTGTGCAGATCGGGTCGTATGACGATATTCCCGCAATTAACGACACAACAACCGTTAATAACTTAATTACAGTAGCGGGCACCAACACGTTAACCGGTTTGGCTACGCCTACGTTAACAGGCTATGCCACCGGCGCGCAGTACAGCTTTATTGCACAGAACACCAACACGTCTACCGTAACACTCGACATTGATACGTTAGGTGTCAAAGCTATTACTAAGTTTGGCACTACCGCTTTAGCAGCGGGCGACATCATTGCCGGTGCGGTGATGTTGATCGAATACGACGGTACTCGGTTTCAATTGTTAAACGCAGGTAAAACCACGTTTAACTACATTTTGGAAACGGCTACCGTTGCGGCAACTGCCACAACTGGCAGCTTAAATTACGACGTTGCCGTGCAGTCGATTATGTACAACACCACGTCTGCTACAGGCAACTGGACGTTAAACTTTCGAGGCAGCAGCAGCCAATCATTGAACACCATCATGGCTGCCGGTCAAACCGTATCGGTCACTTTTATGGCCGCTCAAGGTGCTACGGCGTACTACAACACGGCAGTTACTGTTGACGGCAACTCGGTTACTCCCAAATGGCAAGGCATTGCGCCGACCTTTGGGAACGCTAGTTCGGTGGACGTCTACACCTACGCAATTACCAAGACGGCAAGCGCCACGTTTAATATCTTTGCCTCACAAACCAAGTTTGTCTAGGACTGACGATGCCACGTTTTTCTAGAATTGGAGCAGCCGCAAGCGGGTCTTTTGGGTTTGGGACAAGCTCGGGCTACCTTGCAAGCTACCTAGTTGTTGCGGGCGGTGCGGGCGGCGGTGGCAATGCTATTGGCGGTGGCCCGATTAACGGCGGTGGGGGCGGCGGTGCTGGTGGTTACCTTACCAGTACGTTTACGTTTAACATCGGCCAAACTTATACCGTTACTATTGGCGGTGGGGGCGCAGGCGGCACAACTAACGGTGTCAACGGAACTAACTCTTCACTTTCTAGCGTGGCCACCTCAACAGGTGGCGGTGGTGGAGGTAGTTACAGCATTGCCAATGGATTGTCCGGCGGTTCGGGTGGTGGTGGTGGTTTGGGCACAAGCGGCGGCGCGGGTACATCCGGTCAAGGATTTGCCGGTGGTAGCGGTTCGCCATACGGCGGGGGTGGAGGTGGTGGTGCATCGCAAGTCGGTGTAAATAACAACCAAGCCTTTGGTCAATACCCAAATGGCGGAAACGGTCTAGCCTCTACGATCTCGGGCTCAAGCGTCTTT